AGATGGCACTCTGGTCAATGGTCAGCATAGATTAATGGCTGTTGTTCAAACAGGAATGACTCAACCATTTCTTGTTGTCAAAAATATGCCTAGCAAATCCAAACAAATAATGGATGTTGGTAAGTCTAGGTGTATGTCTGATCGTATTACTGTTAGTGGTGTCAGAATCAGTAGGAGAGATTGTGCAACCATAAGACATGCTATGGCTGCTATAAATAGCACAACTGGTACTGAACAATATTCCAGACCATGCCACGATGCCATAGTTGCAGAAACTTATTTGAAACATAATCAGTTTCTTTATCTTATGGGTAAGGTCTGTCCTACTAATACAACCAGAGTTAGATCATTTTTTCTTGGAGCAGCACTAAAAATTTATGCTGAAATGACTTATAACAGTCAACACTCAAGACATAAAAAATATAACCATACAATGAATCCTAAAGAAAGAGCATTGCATTGGTTGAATATTGTCACTACAGGTATGGCAAGTCCTATTGATGGTATTGATAGAGATATTAAACCATACGATAGAGCAGCACAGATTATTTTCACTAAATCTTGTGATAGTAGTATTAAGAGATCATTTTGGAATAGTGCTGAAGCTTTTGCTCTTACTGTTAGAGCAGCCCATAA